GTAACATCTTGATCAAATATTTTCAACAACATTCCGGTTTCTAAATTTGCTGATAATGTAGGAGTTCCTCCTTGAACTTCAAGAGAAATTTCTCCAGCACCACCAACTGTAACACCAGGATCTGCAATGCTTAGATCATCGAGTGTGCCTACTTGTGTTAATTGTGATACTTGAACACTTGGACTTAGTTGTGTTCCAGTCAATGTCACCGAAGCTGCTGTAACTGTAATGTCTGCAGATCCGTCAAAATTGACTCCATTGATTTTTCTAGGTGTAGCAAATTTTGTAGCAGTTGCGGCATTACCGCTAAGACTTGCTCCAATAAATGTATTAGCCTGTACTATGTCAAAATTACTAGTACCACTAAATGCTGTGACATTTCCTACTAGGTCGGCAGTGATAACACCGGCGGAAAATCCACCTGAACTGTTTCTTGCTACAACTTTACCGGCTTGATTAGCAGACGATGCATCTACTGCCCAAGTGGTTTCAGCTGATCCGTTAAAATCGGTTCCTGTTATATATGAACCTCGTTTCAATAGTTCAGTGGTGCTTGATGAGATCGTTATGTCTTGTGTTCCGTCAAACAATACATCGTTTATCTGTCTAGCTGTTTGTAGACGTGTAGCTGTTGTAGAGTTTCCTAATAAATTTCCTCTAACTACTGCCGATGTACTTAAATTAATTCCTATGGATAAATTATTAAATCCAAGGATAGGGTTTGCTGGGTTAATTAAAAATGCAGTAGATGAAACAATTCCTATAACACTTTCATTTACTAATAATTTTATGATTGGTCTAGAAATGTTATCTGAATCTAACACCGTAGTAGATACTGCCCGTGTGATGCCAAATCCTTCTGCAACCTCAGGTCCAATAAATCTCCAGTTACCGTCAGTCCATATGTGTAGAGTATTGTATGGAGTTTTTAACCATAAAGAACCATTCGAAGGTTCTGCCGGAGGATTATCGTCAAGCACCGCAGCACCAACTATGGTCCATTTAGCACCGTCGTATACATGTAGGACATTGATAGCAGTATTAAACCAAGTTTGTCCTTTTAGTGGTCTAGCTGGCGGAAACTCGTTTGCAAAATTTTCTAATAGCCATACAAAGTTTTCATTTTGTGTTTCGCCATATCCAACATAGTTTCTTCCGACTAAACCTATACTAGTAGAAGTATCTATTGTACCGTCTTCTAAAACGACTAACGGTTCATTGTTAAATTTGTTAATTGTATATGGCATTTGAGCCGCTCCTAAATTTCATTATATTGATACGCTACCGACAAATGTCCAGGCACTGCCAATAATTCTAAATGTTCTAACACTTCTAACTGGATTTAAAACCTGTGCATCTAATGCTTGTGATGGCACCGACAGTCCAGTGATAGCTGATGCAGATCCGCCCGCAGCTACTGAAAATACATTTGTCGACGGTGTTCCAATATTTAGATTTAATGTGGATGACAAGTTACTGAGTTCCATACAGAACACTCTTGCAAAGGTATTTGCATCATATTCTGCGATTGGTGCTACTTCAGGTAATAGGGTTGATGCAATATATCCATTTGTGATTGTTGGATTTCCTAATGAGTCTAACGGAATGATCACAGAAAAAACCACTGCCCTTGATCTAATAGATGAATCAACATAGGTTTTATTTGTGGCGTCATTGGCCGATACTGGTGCTCCTAGTCCTGTGATCTTAGGACTACCAATCAATGCGATAGTTCCCAATGAAGAAATTTCTAAATTAGGTAACGCAGGATTTACAGAAGAAATTCTATTGTTTTCTATTTTTACTGAAGCAACACTGGCTGGTCCGACTTCCACTTTAGTTAAAACACCAAAGCTAGTAACACCCGGAATACTAGTAATACTCGATCCTAAAGAAGTTGCTGAAAGTACTTCAACTCCGTCAATAGCAAAATATTTTCCAGAGGCTAAGTTAATGTGCTCGGAACTATTCCATGCGGTGCCTAACAACTCCGGAATAGAATCATTGTATCCATTCAGTACAGCTCCAGGAGTTGGCCCTGTAGCCGGAAGTCCACTAGCATCTGCCCATAAAAATACATGGCTATCTTGACCTTGTAAGATGATACCACCGCCTGATGCATTTGAATCTGTGGGTGTTGTGCCTGTCTGCTTGGCTAATACTATATTCTTATCTTCAACAACTAATGTTGCTGTGTCAACTGTGACATAATCTCCTTGTACAGTAAGATTACCTACTACAGTTAAACTTCCGCCGACAACCGTTTGACTAGATAATTGATTTTCATATATTGACACTGTTCGAGAATCAGTAGAAATTCTGATAGCATCTTCTTGTGCAATGCCTTTTAGAACAGTAAAAATAATGTCTCTATCTCTTGCGGTGTTTGAAACAATAACATTACCACCGCTAACTGTTAGTACACCTTGACCAGCACCACCAAAAGACAATCCCAAGTCTGTATTGACCCTAAATTGTCCTTCAACTTGATTCGACGTGTCTTTTCGAACGTATACTATAGCTGGTGTTCCACCTAGCTGTTCTGAATTTGTGGCTGTTACATTAAATTTAAAATTTTCAATTGTTCCTGCATTAAAGCCAGGTTCTATGCTTCCGACATATCCTTGTATCGCAGATTTTGGTGTAAACGAATCTTTAGAAAAGATTCCTAATAGACTGCCATTGTTATATAGATAGGTAACAACTCTTGTTTGATTTAATGTATCTAGAATGCTAACAACTTTAAGACCGCTTAGGCCTTGAGCTTCTGAATATGCTGGACCTAACAATACTGTGCTTGTACCGTCAAAGAAATATAATTGTTTATCGATGTTATTAAACCATAAATCTCCCGATCCGAGTGTCTGCGGTTGTGTTCCTGCAATAGTCGCTGAGCTTACTGGGATAAACTCGTTACCGTTGTAGACTTTTAATCTATTCTCAGATGTATCAAACCAAACTTGTCCTCTTATGGGATGTGAGGGAGTGTCTGCACTAGCAAAATTTTCCAATAATTTTACTAAATTTTCATTAAAAATTTCACCAAATCCGCTGTAATTTTTACCAATAAGACTCAAGTCAGTAGACGATTGATCAACTTGACCGTCTGGGACCGTTGATACTATGGTTCCGTCTGTTTTATTAATTTGATATGCCATATTCTTATCCTAAACGCCTTATGCTGTAGTAGTAAATGCAGGAGGTCCAGATCTAATAATATAATTAATTGTTAGATAAGGATTCATAATACCAATAGGTTGACCTAATGAAGTTCCGAATGGAGTTTCAACTGGGCCAGCGTTTTGAAGGTACTGTGCCTGTCCCGGTGCCGTTGGTCCTAACCCTGTTGTTGCAGGAGGATTAATTGCAGTGTCTACACGAACAGCTGAATATTGTGTAGTACCATTTTTCATGGTATGAGTGTGCTCTGGTAAATTAGGCAATGTTAATGTTGCTGAACTCTGTCCAGCATCTCCGCCAACAGTTTGTGCTTTAATGTCTGGGACTCTACCTGCTGTGCCTCCGCCAGCATCAACATAGGATCCCACAGCCAGAGGAACTGTGAGTCCATTGTCCATGTTGTCACGACCTAGTGCGAATCGACCTCGTAGGTCGGGAAGTCTAAATGTATTAAATCCGATTAGTGCTGTAGACCCATTGTAAGTCACTCCAATAGTGTCATATAAATTTTGATATTTTGCAATTTCAACTTCGCTGCCGTCACATAATAAAAAGCCGTATGGCACATTTGTGCCAGCATACGGTAAGATACCACCAATTGGGACCCCCAAATCTCCAACAAAAGTATCTCGTGTCTGCTTGTAAAGACCAGTAGCACCTACGCTTCTATATGTTAAAACATAGTCGCTGGATTTAGAAACTCCTGGAGATGGTTCGGGTTTCGCTGAAATAATATTGGCGGTTAGCTGTGTATTAAAAATCTTTGTATTAGATTCTACCTGTCCGTCAAATCTAATTACGTTAGTACTGACTACGTCACCGGCAAGCTGAAAGGTAGTAACATTTTTAAGAGTAGTGGCAGTATTAGCATTACCGCTGATATTTCCATCTAATACCCCAGAAATTGTTTCAGCAACGATTGTCTTTGCTCTGATTTCTTTCCAACGTTTGCCTGATGTTCCTAGATTATAAGTGTCGGTGGTCTTAGGAATAGTTGTTGACAGTGACGATGTTCCAGAAACTTCAAGATCTGTACCTACTCGAATATTTTTTGCAATAGATATTCCGCCAATAGTTCTTAAACTACCGTCACTTAGACTTGTGCTTTCTGCATCATTGTTAATAACGATTGTGCCAGAAGTTTTTATATTACCAATAACATCCAATGCCTCGTCTGGAGTTTCATTATTAATCCCTACTCGATTGTCGATTATTCGAACAATAGCTGTTGCCCTGCCATCAATATTAGTTTGAAGATCAATACTACTACCGGTCTGTGAATTAAAAATTCTTGCAGATGTAGCAGTTGTGGCTAATGTAAATGTTCTATCAACCCCTAGTGTGATACCTGTATTATTAGCAATATTAAAACCAGGTGCTGATATTGTGTTGGCTGTATCTGATCTTAAAAAGAATCCAGAATTAATTACTTCATCATTAACAATAAGACTGTCGGCGGCTGTAGCTGTGCCGTACAATTTAGGAAGAAGGCCGCCTTCAAAATCAACTGCTTCGGATAAGCTCGGAACGTTAATATTGATTCCAGATTTAATAATAGGAAAACCATTTAAAATAACTTTAGGAGTAAAAGTATCTTTACTGAAAATAATAACAGGAATATCAGCAATATAAAATACCAGCACACTTCTAGTAAAGTTATCGCTGTCAGAAATACGTTCTACTGTTGGTCCATATCTCAATCCGTCGATTGAGCTTTCACTAGGACCTACTAAAATCCAGCGGCCGTTTTCGCCGCCTGAGAAAATACGCAACTGTTGATTAGTAGTATCAACCCATAATTCTCCAACCTTTGCTGTTTCAACAGAAGGTTCTGTTGGACCTTTCTGGATATTGGAAGCCGCTTTCCAGTTCGAGTTATCCCATATCTGTAATATTCCATTTGTAGTGTCATACCACAACTGTCCTTCGACAGGGTTGACTGGTTTGTTATCTTCATCGTTGGCAAAATTTTCCAACAGATGTAAAAAGTTCTCTGCAATTATTTGCCCATAGCCTGTTTGATTTCTACCCGGAAATACCAAGCTGGTATCAAAATTTGACGTATTATCGTAAACTGTAAGATCAGTCTTATTATTGCTATCTGTAAATTTAATTTGATATGGCATGTTTAGACCTCAGTGAAACCAGTTAGACTTTGTATACGAATAGTATAATCAATTTGTAATAATCTGTTTAAAGATTTTTGTACAGGATGAAATACCACATGTGTCAATAATTTGCCGCCGCCTGTATTAAAAGATTTTAACCCTAATTCGTCAAAGACAAAGTTACCAGACAAATCAACTGAATTATCAAATGCTTCTTGTCCTAGGGGCTCTCCGTAATCAAGCAAGCAGGTAACTATGATATCGCTATATGTTGCACCGCTAACATGCCGAATTTCCATTTTATTTCTAGTAGGATCTGTGTTTTCAATGACGTTCTGATCAACGATTTTGCTGTAAGTTTGATTATATAAACTAGAATTAATTCCAATAGTATTTGGTGTTAGATATGTTATTAATCCGGTAGGATCTACTACTGTTCCCCCGGTTCCAAACACCATTTCGTATATTGTTCCGTTTCCTTGATTTGATAAACTATTAACCATTGCCACCGACATATTTTCGTAGTGTATGGCGTTGCGCTTGTCAACTGCTACTTCTCCGGTTTCCGGATACCAAATTTTGATATGTCCTTCAAAATGGAACCCGCCTGTTTCATTCGGGCGAGTTGTTTCTTGCTTGTTTTGATCGTTATTTTTTGGCATATTAGTCTCTTGTGATTCCATAGTAGTATTTATTCGGGCAGTCTAGTAGTCTTTTTAGCTATGAATTTAGCTATAGGAGTTTCATTTTCTAGCAATGTAATACCCTTACTGATAGTTGTGCTGCCTCTTTCATACCATACATTACCTACCTTTTTAATGATAGAAATTCGGGTTCCTGCAGGAAGCTTCGAAGTTAATCGAACATACGGGCTAACTCCATCTACTGAAAACTCAGCTTCTAAAATAATATCAGCGGACGGGCTAGATGCTCCTAATGCATCATTATATGATTGCAATGGATCTTTTCTTAATCTTGCTCCTGCTGCAAACACTTCAAATTCATCACAAGGACCATACTCATCTGGAATTGTAACCGCTGATGCAGTGGTCCATGATCTAGAAGATTTTGTAGGAATAAAATCTAATGGGCCAACTAACAGCGTACTTCCATCACTGATAAAGTCTAATTTATCTTGATTTTCTTTGTAAGGAATTGTTTCAGCTTTGCTAACATCTACCACAAAACTACCCACAGGGTGTACTGTTGCAATTGAGGTGCCAGTGACTCCTCTTCTCAACTGAGCTAGGATATTTCCATTCTTTTGTAGATATTCGATTCTTTCATTGTTGATTAATACAGTTCCGGGGATATTTCTTTCTCTTATAGGTTCTGCAAGATTCGATGCATCACTAACAACTATTTCTTGAGCATAGTATGTTAATTCTGTAGCCAACGTTACTTTTGGATCAACACTATATCTCTTAAACGAATAGCCGTTTAACATATCGTTATGAATCTCGTATCCACTAGGCTCTTTGTAAATCTTAGAACCAAATGATATTATGTTGATAATATCTGAAGTAGTACTTGAATCTGTTAGATATAAAACACCCCTTGGTAAAGAAATACGAAAATCTTTATCTTGAACAAGTCTCTGGCCATTTTTGTATGCCCATACATAACTAGCATCAAGCGGAATGGAATTTAATTGATAGTTTATTTTTCCGCCGGTGTATTCGTCTGATATCATTTCCAATGACGGATATTCGCTAAACCAAGTGACTTTGATAATATCGTTGTCAGTTTCGTTGGTGGAAGATAATGTTACATCAGGATCTATAGATAACAATGTCACAGTTGAATCTGTTGATATTGTGTATTCTGCTCTAAAGTCATTTTCAATCCTAATTGAATCTCCGACGGATAGAACCTTTGTGATTATTAATTCTTTAGTTTGTCCTGTATAAATGTAATCGGTAACAAACTCAATGAGTTCGTTATTGATAAAAACTTTTATATTAGAAGACAATACCGCTCCTGCGCCTTCGAAAGGATCTGTACCAATAACGAATGTATTTGTAATCCCGTCGTATGTCGACGCAATAGTATCAACTCCTTTGAGAACTGTACCGTTAACTTCAACTACTACAGAAGATGTGATTGATCCGTTAGCCTGTATGCTCAAATCGCTGATTTCAAAAGTTCTAGTACTTCCTTCAAATTCAAATTCTTGAGAATGTACTCTTACAATACCCGTAGAGGTTGCGCCCGATCCAATTGACAATATCTTGATTAAAGAATTAGCCAGTGGCGTTGTTCCAAACTGTATTAGAGTTTTTTCGTTAGTATCAACTACTCCTGTACTATTGATAAAACCAGTATCCTGATAAACTCCATTTACTGACACAGAAACCATTTCTGTATCTTTAAAATTTGCATTAGTTAGAAATAAACTAGTTTCACCGTCTGCAATAAATTCCTGATAATCTAACAAAGCAACTCCGCCAATGCCGAATGCAATTATCTCAATAAGAGAACCGATCGGAGGAGTATTGTTAAACAATACTTCATTAGATACAAAGTCAATAGAGTAATCTAAAGTATCAGTTCCTTGGTATTCTTTTCTAACTTTATCAACATATACCAATAAAGAATTAGATTCAAAAATGTTTAATCCTATAGAAAATACATTATCAGCACCATTACCAGAAAGAACAGTTGTCTGTAAAGGAACGGCTCCATCTGTATCTGTTGTAAACACCTTGATGCTTACACTTTCTAATACCTGTCCTGGAATATTTTCTTCTGGAGCTGGAACTTGATCTGGTGAAATTAATTTTCCACCGTCAATGATTATGTCTTCAGCATTTGTTCCTGTTGCGGTAACATACGCTGGACCCATTGATGCTAATGTTCCACCACTAAGTTTAGTATCTAACAAATTAGTATCATTGATAGTAACAGATCCGTCACTTTCGGCTGGGCGGAAAATCAATGTATCTCCTGCATTAGTTTGAATGTATTGGCCAATTTCAATTATTCGTGTAACCCCGTCTCCTACAAATGTTGGCATTTGTGCGTTAGGATTTGGCGATGTAGATGAATCATTCTCAGTAAAGAAATAAGGATCATCTATTCTGATTGTTGGTTGTTCTGGGACAATAGGTTCATATACTACTTCAGGCGAAGTTGGATCTCCTAATGTTTCAATAGTATTCGGTGAACGACCCAGCCCAACGCCCGATCTTTTTAGATAGACATTTATTTCTTGACCAGTACTAGGAGTGAATGGAAGTGTTACAAACGATGTACTTCCATCACAGATAACATAAAAATCAGCACTAGATTCAACACTATCCCAACTGTCTGTGAACCAAGGTAATGCATCCCAACCGCCGGTGACATCGAATGTTGTGCCTTGAAGTTGAACTCCTCCAAAGTCTATGCCAGTCATTAACTGTCCAAGGTCTTTGCCTTTCATTCCTGCAAGAGGATAATAATACTTGTTAATTCTATTAACACTGTCTAATAGTTCATCATTCTTTACATAGTAAATTTCAATCAAATCTCCTAAATACCCTGTTGCTGTGTCTGGACCGGCCGGTACTTCGGTGAATATTAATTTTCCTTTTAACAGAGAAAATGTATCAGTACTAGACTTAAACAGAGTAATCTTATATTCACTGTTCAACACCACTTGATTATTTTTCAATACTCGTATCTGACTCTTATCTCTAGTAGGAGCATAACTTAATTCAAATGTTGCACTATACCCGTTGGCATAAAATTGTTGATAGTTGTCTAGAGAAGAAAGATGTCCTGTCTTTGTAAATCTATCAAATTTTATTCCTAATGTAAATGTTCTTGCTTTTGAATTCCCAATAATTGCAACTGCTGTGGCATTGTCTCCGCTAGATCCGTTTCCTCCAACTAGTGTTATAGTTGGTGCTGCTGTAAATCCAGATCCTGAATTTAATAGAGTTATTCCTGAAACTTTTCCATTTGAAATATATGCTTTAGCAGAAGCGTTAATACCGTCTCCGGTAATTAACACATTAGGCGACTGGATATAACCGCTGCCAGGATTTGACACTTCGATTGAAATAATTTCATAGGTATGGTTGTCAAGCCACCACTTCCACGGATATGCCTGTGATGTTTCATCACTAGTTGTAACCGGTACAATTTTTCCTTCAGTAACTGAAAAAGTAGGAGGAAGGTCAAAATCAGTATTGGCAGATCCTACTCTATCAATTTTTTCATAATTGCTAATGAATTCTCTAATTGTGGTTCTATAAGGTTTAACTTCGTGTAGATAATCTTGATAACTTTCAAGATTATCATTTTTATAGTTAAGTCTTTCTCGTAATTCTCCGACAAGATGTGTAGCATTTAAGAAACTTGTTTTAAATACCCAATCAACATACTGTTGCTCAGCAAGAGCATATCTAATAGAAGTAAAGAATAAATTATTCCATTCATTTCTATATTCGCCAATAAACAAATATTGTTTAATACGTTCTAGAATGATTCTTAATTCTTTGCTGTTATCGATGTCATAAGAATCGTTGTCAAAAGAAACTGTGTTATCAAAACCAATTCCTGACATTGTGTTGTTCCAGAGAGAGTCTGATAATTGTATTGTTCCTGTACCTCGACCAACTAATAGATATCTCTTGAAAAATTCTGTATCGTTAGATACTCTTTCAAAGACTGCCCAGTCGCCGTTGCCGTATTGTTTGGCCTTGATAAGATCACCAATTTTTGTAGTTATCAATGGTTCATAACTGATATCAGGAATTTCAGTAGTAATTCTAGTTTTTACAGAATATCCCTCGGCCCACCAATCATAAGCATATCCATATCTAGAAGTATCGAATGCCTGCGCTCTACTTCTATAAAAAGTTTGACGTTCGTCGTCCCAAGAATAAATTCCCCAAAATCCTTTAGTAGTTTCATCAGAGGTTACTAATACTGCAAACTGTCTTATTGTGGCTGTGGCTTCGCTGTATTTTTTACCTTTGTTAGTAACGGTTACCTGACTAATTCTTCCTTGATTATCTAGTGTAGCAACTGCTGTAGCTCCGACTCCGTCGCCATAGATTTCTATATTAGGAATAGTACGATAACCAAACCCAGCTTCAAGAATATCGATTGATGATATTTGATTGTTAGAAATATTAACTCTTAGCTGTGCCTGTTTGATTCTGGTCGTACCAACTGTCTGTAAAGCCTCATATGTATCAACTGACTGGTCGTATAAATTCAGAGCAGAGTCGGGCGGAAGATCGATTAAGTTTAGATCTTCAACTTCAATAACATCAGCCCACGGTGCAGTTAATAAAAACTCATTTACCTTTGTTACTATTATTTTTAATATCGGAGCTCGATTTACAAACATGCTTTGTCTTGGTCTAAAACTTAGACCATATTTTTGTTTAGCTGGCAAGCTAGGATCGGGAACTGCTCCGCCTTGTGCATCAACTCCTATTAAACTATCTAACCACTTGGTTTCTAATGACGGTGCTGGTGTACTATTAGGATCACCTTCAACTAATAATTGATATTCGTTATGAATTGGGTTTAATTGTTTGCTATTTTTAAAATATTCAATATTCATCACAACTGTATCTGTTGTGATAATCGACTTGAAGTTATAAGCAATAAACTTATCAGAATCAATTAACGCCAAGTGTGCCACACCTGTGGTTATCGGATCTCTAATATATGCAGCGACCGATGCAGCAGAAATTTCTCGGCCTGGCATGTTTTCTGGTACTACAGTTTTATTTTTAACCCAATAAAAATATAAAGTTCCAGAAATTTCACCGGTTACTGAATTATACAATTCTTTAATAGAATATACTGTGTCATCAAGATGCTTAGGCTGTCCGGAGATTCCTAATGCTAATCCTTCTGTGGTATCTGCTACTATCGACCATTCGCTTGGCAATAATCTTGTCTGTACCCACTCATAGACATCAACACTTGAACCTTCTACAAGTCCGTTCCAGTTACTGGTCTTATACGCAGTGTCGCCTTGTTCGTAGTATTTCCATTTAACTGTTGATAAATCCCACCACAATTTACCGACGTTTTTCTCAGCCCATGCTGTTGTCGCATCAACTGCTTGCTCGTCAGTTCCAATGGTGTAAGTCGCTGGGTCGTATAATGTTTTAAATTTAATTTCTTTTTCGGCAACGTTAAGAATTTTTAGTTTTGCATGATCAATATAGTCGATGTCTTGTATCTTAACATTGTTAACTGTATCGTATAAAGAAATACTTTTTATCTTTCTTGTATCAACTAAAGATTTTTGAGTTTCCAAAAGATTCCAAGAATTAACTTCTGGATTTTTAGAAAACAATCTTACAGTACCAATCATCGGTCCGTCAAATGCAATGCTGTTTAAGTGACTGCCAGGAGCTCGATAATCGGGAGAACCAACTGCAATCACCGAGTCGGTACAATCAACTGTGGCTCCGAAAGATTCGTACGGAGAAAAATCTGTTTCTAATTTTTCAACTAAGAAATATATTCCTTGTTTTTTCTCGTAAACATAAACCGCTCCGGCAAATCCATTTCTTTCAACAAATCTAGTTCTTCCTTGATCAAAAGTTGTGCCTTTATCTACATCTAATCTAGATGAAACTTTGAAAGGAGTATTTTTTGCACCTATAGCAACACGTTCACCCGTTGAACTGATAGAAACACTCTGTCCAAAATATTCATTAGGATATTTTTCAAAACTTTCTAATTTTTGTTTTAATCTATATTCAATCGAATCTAAACTGGCTGTTGTGAACACATACGCAGATCCTTGATTTTGAAAATTAATATCTGCCCTAGGACTTGAAATAATCAATGTAGAACCCGAATAGTCTAGGTCTACTGAGTATCCAAATTGATCTCCAACGTTTATGTCGGGTGTTCCGCCAGCAGTGACTTCTAGTGATCCTGTAGATGTTGTAAGGGCTAATACATTGCCGCCAAAAGTTCTGCTAACTTTTATCTTTCCATTAACACCGAATTGAAGGATCTCTTTAACGTAATATGTTGTTCCGGAGATCAGTCCGCCAAACGATGTACCAGTAAACAGGATCGGCATGTTTACTATTATTCCGGTAGTATTTTTTAATGTTATCGAATAATCAATGGCTGACGTTTGAACTGCTCTTGAATTAACGACTGATGGAGTGTCGTCTACTAGTACCAGCGAACCTGCGTCGATAGTTTGTATTAGGTTATATTTGTCGTCAACATCTTTTTTGTAAACAAATACTTTTCCTGATGCTGGGGCACTGCTATCTCCAACATCTTCCCAACCTGCATTGCTTGGATCTATTCCAATCACTGATGAAGAGTCGGATACTTTGTAGTAGTTGTCTTCGTATTTCACTACATCGTCTTGTTGATAAGCAACATCAGATTTCCATAATCCTCTATAATTTTCAAAATATTGTCCGTCGCTGTTTGGTGCACCAACAACTAATACTGTTCCGTCACCACTGGTAGCCAATGCGGTTCCAAACTCGTCTCCGTCTTTGATTATTTCAACATCGGCGTTTACACTTGATCCGTCAGAATCAAAAGCAATTTGCAAAGGCAAAGCAAAGTTGTTGCTATCGATCGAAAGAATTTCCCAGGTTACTGACCCGTCGCCTAGTGTGGATCCTTTAAAGACATATACTCTTCCTTTGCTACCAAATGCACCTTTGGCCGCAATAGAAGCATAATATGTTGTACCAGATTGACTAATTGTAATCTCAGATCCGAATGTTTCGTTAGCTGATGGGCGAGGGCTTAGGTACGATCCAGTAATTTGCCAACGCTGTCCAGTCCATTTATATATGGAAATTATTCCTTGATTTGTGAAACCTGTGCTAGTTCCAGAAGTTGTGACCGGAATAATTCCTTGAGGTAACCAGACGGTAGATATCGACGATGGATATGGAGGAGTTGTTAAAGCAACTTGTGCTACCCATAGTTGATTATCCCACTGGACTATTTCATTTGGTTGATATGCTGTTGAAGGATCAAAAGTTCCTTTGTAATAACTGCTAAGGAATCCAGCTGCAGGGGAACCTACAATTAGCTGTGTTCCGTCTGGGCTGAGAGCCATTGCTCGACCAAATGATCCGGTCACGCTTGATCTTATGCTTTCTGCCGGAGTTAATACCTGAAAAACTGAAAGTCCGCTTACTACAGAACCGTATATCATTACATATCCAGTATCGGGTATGCTAGCGATTGTCTGTTGTGTTAGAGAATTATAAAGTGTTTTTGTTCCTAGATGTGTTGGTTCGGCAATACCGGGATCAACCAGTTCCTTAATAATAAATTGTTTTGTTTTTTGTACAACTTCCCAGCCGTTACTTGAATTGTCATCGATCCATAATTTTGAGCCAGTTGTTAATAACGCCGCTTGTTGAGGACCTATATCTTCATAGCTGGCAAACCTTGCTTTGGTAAACAATTTCAAGTTGACTATTGAACTTCCGTCCCATCCTGGTTCTTTGGCGCTAGCCGAAACTTCAACTGTCACAGTTCTAGGAGTAACAGAAACAATCTTATAAAAACCTGTTAGATTTTCAATGTCTTTGATACCAATGATATCATCAACATTACATTCGTGGAATCTTCCTACTTCAATTGTTACCTTGGTTTTTTCTTTTGTTATGTTTGTTATAACTAAAATTGGGGATTCATTATATCGAAGGACCGTCCAAGAATATTGATCAAATGTTATCCATACATGATCATTTTCTTCAAAATTTTCGATGTCTAGATCTAGTATCGAATCTCTAGTCGAAACAATGAAATCTACATGATCTGTTTTAACATATCCAGGAACCCTAGATAACAGCGAATCAGTCGTTGTTGGGTTTATGTCTGTTGAATATCTCAACGGATCAATTGTAAAGTCTGTCTTGAGAACTCTATAATATTGATCAATAACAGAATCTGGTAATTCTGTAGAAATAATTATTGGTTGAGGATTTATTACAAATCTATCTTTGTATAATGTCATCTCAACTTCACGTAATTGTTCAACTCCGCCTAAGCGTCCGACTCTAAATGCCCATTCTTCTCTAAGTTCTATGCTACCAGATGTTGAATTGCTGAGTTTATTAAACACCTTAGTTACAGCATTGTTGGTTCCTTTTTCTCTGATGAAACCCTGATATAATTGAAATTGTGTTACAGGATCTTCTGCTAGATTTTGTAGGTATTCACGAGGTTGGTAACCGATAGAATGTCTAGCAAGACTTCGTTGGCTATTTCCTAATCCGTCTGCGGAAACTTCATAATAATCTTCAAATTGATTAATCTTATAATCAAAATTTGAAACCAGTTGCTTTTCCGGAGTGCTATCGAGTTTAGACCAGTATGCATCATTAAAGGTTTCAGAACCTATTTGATTTGACAGGCTTGTCCAATTATAACTTCTATAAGAAACAATGTCTCCAGATCTATAATCCGTAAAAGGTTGCCAGTTCTGAATGTTTACATTATCAAACAAGAATCCAGGGCTTGTATAATCTCCGTCCCAGTCGGTGGTTACAAATCCTTGATTTTTGATTCTCTCTTGGCGATATCCTGTTGTTTTATCATATATGACATCGTTGAATACTGTTCTATCGCTGAATACTACTACGTGTTCTTTAAGAACAAAATAAATTTTTAAGAAATAAATTCCGTTAGTAGTATTAACTGTTTCGATTGTAATGTTTTGAAAACCCCTATTAACATTAATATTTGCGATAGGTAATACCTTACCATCGCTTTTCAAAACCTGATAATCATAAAATCCATCTAATAAATTATCAGCAACTCCAACAGGAATAGTAATATCTATTTTTTCAGCCGCTGGGCTTAAGGTTATTAATGACCCAACGGCCCAATTATGAGTAGTCCAGTACATGAACTCTTTAGAAGATGTTAACCAATTTGCTGCTGATTTAATTGTAGGATCAAAACTATTAAAAATAAATCCTTGAGATATCAAATAATTTTCATACCCTAATAGAAAATCTACCACTAATTGAATCGAGGTTAACTTGGTTCCGTAGACTAATTTCTGAGGATTAAGTGTATTAAATGATCTTCTTCGCTGAGCTTCAACTCCGCCAACTACAGGGATGTTTGGTAATTTTTTCCATAGTGTTTTATCAAACTCAGCTGTTGATATGTGAGTTTTCAATGCCCTATAAAAGTCATTTCTATAGCGTGTTATTCTACCATTGTTATATGTTGTATCTTGCGACCAATCAACAAATTCTTCACTTACGCCACCAACCGTAATGATCGGATCTCCCTTATTGGGGCTGGCCTCGTGATAATTGAAGTAAGGATGAACATTATCATAACCTGTAAGAACCCAACCCCCTTCAACTTTTTCAACAATTACACCACTGTAAGACAAGCTGGCAATGGGCGAACTTACATTAAAAATAATATCATAATTTTCTTGAGGTATAAAGATATTACTTGTAGACGACTTGGGACTCTTGCTATCTAAAAGATATTTCTGTTGTTCTTTATCTGCAAAGCCTGCCAGTCTATTTGATAATGCAACATTTAAATTTTGTAATTTAGATTCGTACTCAGCAAGATCTAAACCTCTTGATTTTAGATACCCTGTTAGATATTTCACTAATCCAAATGTTAAATCCGCACTCACACCAGGAAGCATTATATCAGCAGGAGTTACAAATAGATTTGTTTCTGCATTTACTGTTTGATTTATAATGTTGATCTTTGTCTTTGAAATATCAAAGCTATCATTGATAAACTCAAATGGTTTTAATAATGACATTGCCATGACCACAGCAAACGGCCATTCTGAACTTGATCTCCATGCATATTCGACTGGGCTAATATCACCTAATACAAACGGTCCTCTGTTATTGATTAGGCTAAAATTTTGTGCTAGGTTTGAATCTAATGGGCTTAATAAATTTCCATCTCCGTCTACAGGAATGTGCGACATAATTGTAGATCGTTTATATCTGTCATATGTGCCAGCACGGTCTCCTTGACGAATAATACCATCTCTGAGATCTTCCCACAATAACAGGTTTCCGTTAGTATATGGAGCAGGACCGTACTCACTTTCCCACCAATCTGGTTGTTCTGAAAAGCCTAGCATTTCCCAAGGACAGCGATGTGGTCTGTCAGTATCATAGAACCACTGATACACGCCTCTCCACCAACCAGGCAAGTTTTCCGTACCTGCGGGATCTGCCATATTAGAATATGTATAGGTGAAAGAATTTTCACTGTCAAAATATTCGTTTAAAGTATAATTAATATTGGTGTTTTGCACCCATTTTAGAAATTCTTGAACAACTATGTTATCAAGTTGATTTTTAGAATATGTACTGCTGTTAAAATAGTAGCCTCCGACAACAGAGTCTATGTCAAATATATCTCTGTCATAAGTAACTTTGATATTATTATAGATTCTATATTCTAATTCTAATAACACATCGTCTCTGTAATCATCATAGGCAACTGTGATGCTGCCGTCATGACCTTGTATTACCCATGTAGGTTCGACATAGGTATCATCTAAAAATTTAATCGGAGTATATTTTTTATACATCCCCATCGCTGTAGGAGTAGGCGGAATATGATTATATGCAGTCGATACATATTCGCGGATTTGGATTTGATCTCCTCTGGTTAACTCAACTTTTAGAATTAAGAAACCAAACGTTGAGTTAAACTCATAATCTCTCATGTATAATAACTGCTGGTCGTTTATGTAGATATAAACAGCCTTTCTACTTAATGCATCTAATCCAAACTTTTCTGATAATGCAAATGTATTAGTTCCAACATCATCAACTGTGTAATCAATAGATGTGTAAGCACCAGAGCCAACCATGTCCGAATCTGCAAAAGGGCTTCTTTCGGATTTAGTTTTTGTTAGTTCGTTAATGATATCATCAACAAAATCTGCTGTGTTTTCATTGAAATCTATTTCAGTTGCTTTTTGTAAAAAGTTATTTTTAAAATCAGTATAAGACTTTTTAGCATACCGAATTGATTTTATAATATTAGAAGTTTTATCAGTTAATAAATTAATCGCAAGTGGAGTTAATCCAGAATGTTTTAAGAAACGTTTACTGTATTTTTGATAGTCAACAATATCTCGTAGATTAGAAACTCCAGGCAACTCTCCGACAAAGTCTTCTTTAAATTCAACAGCAGTTAATAAATGATCAATAGCCTGTCCAAGGGTGAATGTTTCTAAAGTTTGATTCAACGGATTCTTTTCAAGTCCTACCGGAATTTCATAATATCCTTCATCAGGAGGTAAATCAGTTATTATTTTAACTGAAACTACATCGTTCTCAGAAAATGTTTTATTATCAAATGTAAAAGTCGAACCGCTTCGTGTATAAGAATCTGTAAATTGTATTCCGTTAAGATAAAAATTGATTTTTAATAATGTATCTTCAGAAACCAGGCTCCAGTCAACAGTCTTTAAAGAGATCGAATTTGTTGATTGACTAATCACCGCACTATCAATGATCGGTTGTAGATAAGAGTTATCAGTTTTAATCCAACCATTGGCCATATTTTCGCCAATTTGATAAAAGCCTGTAGAAATAGATTTTGAAAATGCTTCTTGATCTACTGTATAGTAAAAGTTATCAGTTTCCCAATTCCAATTAAACTGTATATCTCCCACATTGTCAATATTAAGATAGCTTAGGCTGAATCCTAATTCAACGTCCGAAACGCTACTGCCAACTTTATAAGATAAAATTTCAGTACCTGTAAATGTTGTAGTGGGATAATATTCTTTATTTGAAAAACTTATTCCATTTTCATCATAAGCATCAAACTTCGGTGATTGGTTAACAGATGTTTTACTTTGACTAGAGACCCAGCTAGAACCATTATAATGGAACATAACTCCGCCGTATTCTTTTCCTCGTCTTACAATAACCGAATCGCCAAGAATTGGATTAGAGTCTTCAGTGGCTCTTAAGTGTATCTGTTTTCTATTGTTGTGTGTAATAAACTCAACTTGATATATTTTATTATTCGCTAATATATCAGAATCGGCAATTACTAAGATGCGGGCACCTTCAAATAAAAATTCTCCATCGATGTTATAACCTAAACTGCCCTCAATAGTTGAAAATGCATCAGTAGTATAGCTGTCTACAAAGTCCACAGCTTCCTTGGCTTTTATACCATGATTTATCAATCGTAAATTAGAAACAAACTCGATGATAGGTCTCTTTGCTCTTGCATCTTCCGAGGCTGGAAAATCTTGGCCTCTCAACTTATATGCATTTTCAAGTACTGATCTGTGAAACCATCGATTATATCGACTCCACGGATTTTTGTCTAGACTACTTCTATTGATAGTAATATAATCTTTCTGTCCGGGATACTGACTAGCATCATCAAATGGCTGCGTGTCAAATCCTTCATTATCAAATAACACTTCAGGAACGGTCTTTGAAATTATAGGAACTATTAAATCTGTAAATCTAATTAATGAGATTTTTTCTCCAACTCCTTCAACTAACCAACCGTCAGAGGCATATTTTTCAGGTGTAACCGATCCAGTAAATTCTATAATCATTCCATTAGAAAATTCAATACCATTACTGCTAGTGTATTGCGATTTTCCAAGAATCTCTTTTTCTACATCTAAGTCGGTATTGGATTCAATATTTGAAATTATAAATTGACCAAATTTATTAGGATCAATCACGCTCTGATAATACAACACATCGGGCGCATCAAATGGAACTTCAAATATCAATGTTCCATTTTCAATTCTATTATTAGTTACACCCTTGTTATAATCAGAAGCGGTGCCCACCGATACTAAAGAAACATATTCCCAATCTTGAGAATCTGTTGTGATCGTACTGCCATCTCCTGCAGCAATGTCAACTTTGGCTTTCCATACCTTTCCGTTGAATATTGTTGTCTGCCCTTTGGAATATGGTAGTTCGGGTCTGTAATATAGTGTTCCAACATCATAGTTAGTTCTAATTACAAATCCTTCGTTAGGAGCATCTATTTTAAATTTATAAGTTTGTCCTCGATATAGCGTTACCAAAGGATTATTTGTGTATCCATCAGGAGTGAATATGAATGAATACGCAGATCCTAAAGAAACTTTATACGAACTAACTATAGACTTAGATTGTCCGGCAACCTGTACTCTCAGCGGACCAGATGGTTCCCAATAGTATTCTCGGTAATTAATAAACTTATCCCAGTCAATAGGAGGATTCCAAGAATAGTGTTCTTGGCTAGTAGTTAAGTCATCTCTTTCGTTTTCGTTTCCAAAAAATTTCAGTTGATTTTTAAAATCAAGATAGTCATAAAATCCTTCAATGGTGTCTTGGTTCTTGATTACGACACCGGGTTCTAATTGATATCTGCTGCGAAGAGTTTGATCTGTGTTAAGATATATGTCTTTACCGCTATAGGTCTTACCATATCTTCTTCCAATGTAACCTACAGTTTTTTGTAAAACTCCTGGTTGTATTAAAGGATCAACAACCCCTGACATAAATTTGTCATTAGTAGTTGTTTGAAAAATCTGTGGTAATAGTTCTACCGATCTTCTAATAGGTAAACCGCTTTTTGGAAATATTTTGTCTGCCATCTTTAGGTACTCGATACAATAGAATTAACATCTGCTCTAACTTCGTTTGCTGTAATAGCTGTAACTATTTCAACATCGTCAACTGTTGCTCCGCTGATAAGAATCTCATCGGATCTGCTTTGAATTTCAAATAAACTGCCAAATACTTGACCTGATTGTTTTGGCACTATGATCATATTGCTTACGTCCGGGGTCACGGAATTAATTACATAAGTGACTAGTTCGCTGAGATAAAACCTGTCGCCAAAGTCCCAATTGTTAATATCAAAAAACGTATTCACTGCTGATATGATTCTAACTTTTAGGTCGTTATCATTAATTGACTGCGTTGGATTTTTAACCACTTTAAATGTAGCCTGTAATTTCTGATCTGCTTTAGAACCGAATAAAACTTTATATTTTACAGGATGATAAATTATTTCATCACTGATTGATTTGATCGAATCTAAACTAGATCCGTAATTTATTTTTAATTGATCAGTGCTTGGCGGTGATGGTTCTGTCGAACCTCCAGCAAGATAAGTTCTAAATGCAGTATCATAGCTTCGTGTTAATAGGAATATATCTATAATATTACTTGAGCTTGGGTCAATTCTTCTGTTAACACTGGCGTTATGAATATATTGAAATTTTAAATTTTTTCTACCAACGGATGCTTTGTAGGTATTTTGTAATTCAAGTATATTACTAGAGGTGTTAACAGACATCACTCTATCTTCGGTGCTGTCATAAAAATACACTAGGTCACCATTAGAAATCGCTGTACCGTCTGGCCAGGTAGTAAAACTAGTAAAATCAGCTTGTTGCTTGATTATTCGTATTGGTGTTGTGTCAGTATCTACTAGTTCGTCATAGACATTGCCATAGGCATCTGCTGTTTCTTTAAAAAATAGATAATTTAAATTCACATCTTCACCAACAACATTAATAAACGAATCGGGATTATCAATGACTCCGTCGTCATCTGAATCTTGGAACGACACAAGGATTTCTGTCGAACTTTCAAATCCATCTTCATACTTTATTGTGTCAGAAATTTCAAAAGTATAATCTAAATTCAAAGATGATGTATTATCTTTATTAGTGTTTATTCCCAATACTTTAACCTGATCTTTTACAACTTTTCCTAATTGATCATTGTATTGTTTTTCACTGGCATCAAAATAAAATCTATTTTGTTCAACGCTACCGAACACATATTCTATGGCTCGAATGCGGATTAGATATTGGTCTGCATCTCTTACAAATGCAATTAGCCACGATGTATCAAGATTATTATCTGTGGTGTCACCGGTTTTACCTAAACTGAAATTGTCTGAAAAATTTGCATTAGAAGAAGAAACTATTTTCCAAGAAGTTGTTGCAATGTCGTATCTAACTCCAAAGTTTAGATTTTGGTAAATTTGATTTACCATTTCGTTTTCTAGTGCAGGAGGCAAATCATTTACAAATTTAGGAACGATTTGAACCGCTATGGCCTCCGATGGTATTACATCGCTAAAAGATATTGGACCGTTGCCATTTGGCAATATGCCTGTACCGCTTGATGTTCCGTCGCCTACTGCCAACACAGCTTTAGTCCACAATTGTGTTGTTTGATAAGGGTCGCCTTCGTTATATGTGACTAACTTTCCATTTTTAAATGCGTAGCCTTCGGGCGGTGCAAATTTGATTAAAGCGTCTTTGGTTAGATACTTTAAACTGTTAGTTGAATATGATCCTACTTTCAGTTTTGTGTCGTCAATGAAATTGTAAAAATAACCTGTAGACAAATTAACGTCAGTGGTTACTGATTTCCAACGAATGTTGGTATCTCCGAATAGGATTTTGTCAAATTTAGTTAGATAATAATTATAGACATAATCTTGATCTATTAAGACTTCATAGGCCTGTTTAATATAATTGATGATATCTACACGACTAGCAAATTTAAAAGACTGTGTTTTTTCAGATTCTTTCTTATAGATATATCCATCATCAGCAAACACAGTCACAGAACTGTATTTTCCAGAAGCATCAATGATTTCAAAATTTCTAGAAATTCCGCTAGATGTTCTATTAATAGATTTAATCTTGACAATGTCTTGACTGCTTGACAACGGAGCTAGATTATAATCTTCTGCTGTGATCATTCTATTTTGTGTATAGTATAACGCCGGAGCATTGACCCTAATAGTATCTGTGTCTTCTGAAGAAGCAGCAGACGATACTGAAGATTGTAATGCAAGACCAATCGTGGCAACATGACGAATTCCTTGTTTGTTAAGGTATGCCACGGAAACTGAGATGCCTCTAAGTTCGTTAGATGCTACAATATAGGAAAGACCATTACTTACTCTATAGTAAACTCTGAAACTTCCTTGAGGTAAATTTCCATATACACCGTCGGCAAATACAAGATCAATTCTATCAGATTCTTTTGTTTGCACCGCATAGATATTTCGAATATTTTGAGAGATACTATTATATGCAATATTATTTCCAACTAGATTAGATACCTGAGTCCACTCTTCTAGTTGTGCTCCAGAAGAACTTAATTTAAATAACCACACATCGTCGTTATTGATGTTGGTACTGTCTACAGAAATTTTTTCATTTGTTGTTGGAACATCAATCGAAAAATCAGCAAGTTCTAGGCTTCCTTGTTTGAACATCATATAAAAACCTGTGTTTGCTGATCCAGGACCACTACCGTCGTTTCTATAGATATAACCTAATTGATTTGCAGGTACTGGTGCTTCCTCGTATGGCGTTTCTGCATTTTTAAATGCTGTTGAAACAACTTCAAACACCATAGCTCGACCAGCTACTGTTTTACTGAATGAGTAAATTGGAACGTCTGTGGAGATAGAATTGAATCTATATTGTTCTGTCGGAATTCCTTGTATAGTTGCAGATCCTTGGCTACGACCAAATTCTGTGTTGCTGGCCATTGATGCATTTAATACTACAATAAACTGTTCTAGCCAATTTGTGTTTGTAGGGTCGTTCCATGATATGATCTGTTGGGCTAAATTTTTTCCGTTGCTGTCAACAAGACTTTCTGTAGTTGATATTGAAGTAAATTTCAAAAGTCCAGCAGCTGGCTTATTTCTTTTTGGATTATATCCTAGCATTCTAGCCAAACGAAGAACTGATTCTTTACGTTCAGCTAATTCAATAAAATTCTCTCTTGATGCTAGATCTATTCTAAACGCTAGACTTTGTCCTAAAAATGCCACTGCATCAATAAGTGCAAGGTACTCAGAACTTTCAATATAATCGTTAAAATCTTCTGGATAGTTTTCACGCAGATACGTGATCATGACCCTGCGCAGGTTTTCAAAATCGTAGGATTTAAAATCAGCATTCTTAAATGTCTGATATATTCTTGTCCAATCTTGATTAAGAATTAGATTATTTTGTCTAGCGGTTGTTGTCATTTTTCTTCCCTATATCATATTTACCAAACAAAATTAAGTGCTTAGTTTATGACTGATCTCTCTTTGTCAAAGTCAAAGGTCATTCGTTCGTTAACATTAAATGGAATATAGGTTATGTCTGCTTCGATCCTAATTCCCTGATCTGTTGAGTCAACAGACACAGCATTTACCACAATCCTTGGATCATAGTTTACAATATCTTCAACGTCTTTGGCGATGATTGTTTTTACTTCCTCAGTAAAAGGTTCAAATAAAATATCCCAGATAACTGTGCCAAATTCTGGATTTTCTAACTTTTCTCCCTTACGAATGTAAAAATGGTTGATGATATCCTGCTTTACCAAATCAATGTCGTAGAGCTTGTAGTTTTTAGAATATTCTTTTGAACTGAAACCTTTGTAGGCAAATGCTCCAGAGTTGAATTCTCCGACAGATGCTTTGTTTACTGCAACAGTTTTGTTATTATAAAGTTTGCTTGGCATTATTGTACCTCTCTATCCGTGTTTGCCGGAGTTAGGAATTGCGGTGTTTGATTCTCGTGCAGTATCCACGGTTCGTGCATAGGCACACGTTTCATAATACTAGAAATTGGTGATTCTTGATATTTGGCTTCTGACCAATCAGTTGTTGTGCCGGTCTTGGGATTCTTATGAAGATTTAATGGATTTATCGCTACTGCTTTTGTTGCAGATTTAGCCACCGGGCCGTTCATGTCAATTCGTGCCGCAGTCTCTGTATGGTTTCCACCGCTTCGTATATCTGTAGTTGTTCCGGCGGTAAATTTATTACTGGTTCCTGAATTAAGATCAAATGCAGCCGAAGATGTAATTTTTGTGCTGCCGCCAATAACATGCTCGTAATCTCCACCAATTGTGATCTTTCCATCAACGCCCACAGTAACTAGCCAGTCAGTAGCGATATCCATTTGCATACGTCCGCTTTCTGTACGGATGTTAAAATTTCTACCGGCCTCCATGTTGATGTCTCTATCGGCTTTGATGTTTAAATCATTCTCCGAATGAATGCTAATAGAATCTTTGGCAAATATGTCTATTTTTCCGTTGGCTGTTAATTCAATCCAAGTTGTGCCTTTGCTATTGGCAATGTAAATCAAATCTTCTGAATTGTGCATCAATATCTGATGGCCAGTCCTTGTGCGGATACGGAAATACTCGTCACGAGGAATATCGACTTCGCCCTTTTCACCTGCCAGCACATCTGCATATTGTACTGGTCCTTGGCTTGCAGGTTGCTTTCTAATATATCGAGCATCACCGTCATCCATCACAAAAGTTGTCCCGCCTAATCGACTTACAGGCACTGTAGATTCTGTTTGATCGTCAGTTTTTCCTATAAAGGCTTTTTTTGCTCCAGCACGACGATCCATAGGTCCAGGTGTTGATATACCAAAAACCATGCTAGGCGCTTCTCTACGAGATGACGACGTTGTTACTCCTCGAACATCGTCTTCTAATAATCCCTGTTCTAAAAATCTTTCAACAATAGGATGCAACGGTTTTTTAATTTTCTCAACATCGTCTATTTGATTTTTAGCATTTAGTCGTTTATTGATTTCTGCCACAGGCAATGGCTGCTTGGTGTTGAAACGTTTTTTATCAGTGTCGTCTAGATCAACATTTGTAGAACCTGCAATAGCTGGCACCATATTGTTGATAAATCTACCTGGGATACATCCCATCCAGAATCCTTGACTTGGGTCTCCGTTTACAAAAAATACCAAAACAGTAACTCCTATATCAGGAGGCACCATCCACATACCATAGCTCTTCTGTGTGTCGTTATATGCATCAATAGTTTTTGCACCATCGGCCGCAGAATTATTTCCCATGTATTCAAAAGGAGTATACCCAAAGAACGGAGACGCTCCGTGAACAACATAGGTTTGATCGTTGTCGGCATTGGAGTTTCCTTGTTCTCTCAGCAATGTAACTTCAAGGCCTCCCATGAAACTAGGATCTAAATGGCTGACAATTCTGGCAAGATATGGGCCTGCGCCAATATTAACATTTTCATTTAGATTCGCTGCGGTTCTACGTTGTTGTGCCATTAATAGATTCCTTCGCCCTTGTCGTTAACTGCATACTCTTCGGCAGGGTTTGTTTTTGGTTTTTCTTCTTGTCCAGTACCTTCTACTGCTAACTGTTTGGATTTATCGTTGGCTATATTAGCAATATTATTAGGATTGCTGTCTTTGAAGTCTTGACTTTGTCCTGGTTGTCTTACACAGGTTAATTTTTGTTTGAATACCCCGTCATTGAAAACATTCTCACACTGTGTTACTCTAAAAATTCCGCTGAACGGACTTTCTTTTCCTTTAGTAGGCCATTGATATAAACCTGTAGTTTCATCAATGTCTGCTGGTGTCCTAAATGTGAGATAAACAAAAACGTCGCCGCCTTCGTAATTTAATGTTCCGTCTTCGGTTAAGAATCTACTTTTTAAACTTGGTCTGGCAAAATAATTTGATATTCCACTATCGACCATCCAATAAGGATCGCCAACAATTTCTAAATTAACTTTAACCATATCACCACTGCCTGCAGAAACAAAAGATTTATGAAATGCTTCTGCTACTTTTTGTTCTGTATTTTGATCTCTCTGTCCACCAGTAGGCTTAGTTAATAGTCCTGGATCTTTTTTAACTCGTCTTCTGCCATTTACTACCTCCAGAGCTTGTGGACCTGCAGCGGTAGATTTTGTCGGGGTTTCTCTACCAGGAGCTTCGACTGGGCCTTTCTGATCTTGATTTGCAACTTTAGCACTATTGGCCTCTGCAGATGAGTTGATACCTGTGTAAAATAAATTATCGATTTGTATATCAAATTTTAACACATCTACATTTTTACCGGTATAGATATAATTGTATTGTTTTACCACTTGTTTTGAAAGTTCAGAATAATCAATCGGGCCGGCTGTTGCGGGAGAGAAAATTGATCGGTGTACCAAATAAGGCACAACACGATACACATATTTGTAAGCATAATCACCGGTCTTTGGGTCAACTCCTTTTATCTGTATCTGTGTATCTAGTCTCCACCATTTAATAAAATCGTTTACAAGATTAGCTGGGTCTATTGCCTTTTTCGCATAAGTTGAGCTTAGGATAACTTGATTTATTATCGTGGTTAATTTCTGTTGTTGTGTAAACTGAAACGTTCTTGTTTTGGGGTTAATGGTCATATTGTCTCGTTTAACAACGCCTGTGGCTTTGTCTACAATATCACCTACTCTGCTGAAAGGATAATTTCCGCCTGTGGTTTGACCCAGACCAAAATCTGCAAGCCCTATGTCATTTTCTCCAAACTCAAGAATTACTGAAACATTTTTTCCTGTGATCTTGGCTTCCACTGGTGCATTGGGATCAGCCGTGGCTTTCTTTGTAACACCTGGAACATTGGCGGAATTAATAAACTCGTCCGACTTACTTGGAAATTCAATTATATATGTGTCGGGTATACTTATTTTTTCAGCTTTTAACTGTTGTTCTTCTAGGCCATTTAGATAGGCCATTAGACTATTTTTTCCAGAACATAACAGATCAATCACTGTTCCAGGTTTGTCTCCGTTGTCGGATAACGATAATTTCACATCTGTATAGGCAACGTTAACTGCATCATCAAACCCAGCACTGCTCATTGGCACTGCTTCGCATTTGTATACGCTACCAGTTTCAGTTACTGTGAAAGTAACCTTTATAAATTTCAACACCCAAAACTTTGGCTTAACAGTAGACAGGATTTTTCCGTTGTCATCGGATCCCATGAAATCTAATCTCAACACAAACGGCGCTGCATTGTAATTAGGATGTCCGGCATTCTTTGCAGCAATCTGCATACTTTGTAATAGCAATCCCATGCTGTGAGGTTCTATAATATCAAAGGTAAACTTAAAAGCATTGGTATTGCCTGTCTTGCTTGTTGGTGCCACTGCTGTTTGCATGACAAAATTATTAACATAATACTCTGGGGCACCGTATGCTGTTTGAACACGTTGAGAATCATATCGGCCACCAGAAGCAAACACAACGTATTGAAGGTCTTTGGGACTATTCCTATACGATGCAGGATTATTAAACTGTTCAATAGTTACTGCCGACAAAGTCCACATCGGCGACATCGAAGCAAAATTTTCTAAAGGGTTTAAAATTATATTAGAAAGATTAGATGCTGGGTTGGTTTTTATAACTCCTTCTTTTTGTAATATAGAAGTGATTCCGCCCGGCTTGAGTAGGTCTGTGGCTTTAGCTGGCAACAATCCGGTTATTCTCGAAGCGGCTCCTTGTGCAAGCCCGCTAACAGTTGATACCAGAGATATTGCAGATCCGTCTGGTTTTACTAATTTATTAAAGTCTGGTAAACCGATGTCTCGAAATGCCATATTATATTCCTAGGAACTTTTCTAGATTGGTCTTTTTAGGAATGTAGATTGTAATACCTGGAAGGAAATCATATATAGGATCTTTAATGACTCCCATATTTCTTTGCACAAATACCCACCATAGTTTTGCATTACCATATAAATCATATGCCAATAGGTCCGGTCTATGTTTGTATTGATTTTCAATTGTGTATTTGAAATCGTCAGTTTCGGCAGGCACAGGACGTATGTCTATTAATTCCATATAGAAATTATTTTGTGGAGTTGTGTGCCAAGGGCTAGAATTAGTATATGTTGCCATCTTAGATAAATCCTATTCCGTCATTGCCTTGTGCTGTTTTGCCGTTTGCATAATCTTCTAGGCTGAATTTACGTAGGCGTCTTCTATTGTATACTGGCGATACTACTACTGTAATGGTACTCATTGCAGGAACCCATGTGTTAGCGCCTAGTGCTGTACATCGAATATAGTTCACATCGTCTTTTAGATCAACCTGAAAAGATTTAATAATTACTGGAACTTTATCAAATACGTTTGAACCGTAGCCGGTTAAATTACAAATAATCGGAGGATTGCCTGCAAGGGCACCTTCTCCAAAAAACATTTTAGTTGCTGTTTTAAAGAAGGTAGTTGCAGCGATCCAATAGGCAGCTTCGTTGTTTGTTTCACAACTGAATTCGCCGGATATGGTAATGTCTTCAATGGAGCTGTTTTTATATCCATACGATGTGTAATTACTGTGAACAGGCTCAATAGGTGTGTAGTTGGCTTTGGTAGCTACAGT